CTCGAAAAATATCTCAGCTGTTTGCGGCCTAGCAATATACTCTAGAAAAAACTCCTCAGTAGGAGCGTCATCCATATGAAACGTAGTGCTTCCATGTAACGCACCGTTAGATCCACCTCCTCCAACGGTTCCAGAAATGTCATAGCTATCGCATCCAAACGCACCAATATGAGCATTACCCGGATATTTAACTCCTTTCCTAATTTCTACGTTATTACGTAACTCTTTTTTAGGTACCCACGACAATAAAAACCTACCTTTGTCGTCTGGTGAAAATATAACCTCCGTGTCCTTTTCCCCATTTTTCCAGTGGAATGAACCTCTGGTTAAATGTTGTCCTGCTATTAAGGAATCGTTGTAGTCTATCTGATCATATATCTTCGTTAGGTTAAATATAGATAACTTACTCTCGTCTCTAAACGCATGAGACTCAGACCTAGGGTATTGTCTATAGAACTCGTTCAACGCATCTGGATCACCTTTTAATGAGTCTACTTCAGCTTCCCAGAAGTCTATAGCTCCGCTATCTATCATCTCTCCATCAACTCCTAGTACAGGTTCGTCTGGAGTCCTGTAAACTGGCATACCATATCGATCTATAAATCCTTCCATGTTGTGCTCCATTGGAATAAACAATGCGTACAGACCTGACTTAGTCTGTCCGTTCTTATTCCTCTTGGTTACATCAGAGTCGTAATATAAATCTTTGAAGTTTTGACCTCCTTTATCCAATGCGTTACATGTTGAACCCATCATACACTTACCAATAATCTTCCTACCTAATCGGAGACAAGTCTTGGTAACTCTCCAGTTATTTAGAATGTTATTTGGCTTCAACCATTTTCCTGTTTCGTCATGAACTAAACGTTTTAACTTCTCTCCATCGTAAGAGTTGTCGTCTGTATTCTTCCAGTCGATGGTTGTGTCTAGTCCTTGGGTATCATCGTCATCATCATCGTACATGTTTTTCTTGGTGATACGAGACGCTGGAACTCTAAATGCTAACTCAGTTTTCGGTCTATCCATACCATCCTGAATAGGTTTGAAGAAGAATGGCTGCTTAGATGAGATAGGTACGACCTTGTCTGTAAACATTTTTTTGGCGTCTGAACCAGTTTTTGATAGTATCCCTAGTCTTGAATCTTTCGTTATGGTACCAACATTAACAAGCTCTGATGACCCCATAAATGAGAATCCAGAACGACGAATCTTTAGGTAAACCATGCCATAAGATCTGTTGTCAGCTACACATGCTTCCCAGAATAACCATAAGATCCTGTTAGCCTCCCGATAGTCTGGATACCCAACATCAATTGAATCCCATTGTAAGTACTTGTAATGAGACCCTGTTATATATGTGGAGACTCCGTTGTTCTTAAACCAAAATCCTTCCTCTCTTCTTTCAAATTCAGTCTCTATATAGTCTACCCATCTAGCTTTAAACTCTTTAGGTTTTCTCTTCCATTGGAATATAGACTTAATTTTAGCTAGTTCTTTAGGTAGCTCCTTTCTCTCCCAGTACTGATCCTTTTTATTTCTGCTTCTCTTATATACAACTGAAGGTTCTTTAGGTAGGGCAACTAGAAGACCTTGGATGTTGTATATCTCTCCGATAGTACCATCCTTAGATATGACAACCATGTCATAATCCTTATTGTATCCGTACTTCCAGTTCTTTTTATCATTCATCCTCTTCTTTCTAGAGGATGGAACTAGATCTTTTACAATTTTATAAAGCTTGCTATTTTGCTCTTCTTTCTGCAAAGCCTCCTATTTCTGAGTTATCGTTATCACCTTCTTCAATATCCTTAATTGTTTGCTCCTCTTCTTCTATTCTGTTAAGAATTTCCAATGCATCGAACATTGCTAGTTTCTTTGCAGCAGCAGCGTTCTTCATTTTATCGGCAGCAAGGTCGGAGTCTAAATCTTGTTCTGACCCAAGGATCTTGCTGTCAAGAACTTTTATAAGTTCATTGACTCCGTTGCGAGCTGATTCCAGTAAACGCTTCTTTTGCTCTATTGTAGTTTCTTTCATTTCTTTACAGTTAGATGTATGTCGTATATTCTATATAGTAATCTCCCGTCAACTCTGAATTCATACTCTGAGTCTGGAGAGAATATAACATGATCTCCCTCTGATAATCCTTGCGATTTTGCATAATCACTAAGGTATACCATGGATCCAGTTAATGTTTCATTAACTATGTTTCTGTCTATTTCTGATTTAGCTGCTTTGACTGGTTCAACAAATGAATACATCCCATCACAAAACCATTGGTCATTATGCTTGTACATAAAGTACTGATCGCTGTCAATTAAAAAAATGTTGTCGAATAGGTATGACTTGCCACTTCGCTCTACGCCTTTAATGTCGTTGTAGAACTTAAATACATTGTGGTGCACTAGAAGAATGTCTCCCGGAACTATATCTCCAGAATACCCGATAGGTGTATTTACTACCTTAGCAAATCTATTAGATGCTTTATGATCCTCTTTCGAGGAGCTAGTAATAAAGTCAACATCACCAATCTTAACCGAGTTATCATACCTTCTGTCGTTTAATGGCACCACCAAAAAACTGTGAGGTGATCTCATTTTATTATATATTGATATTATATTCTAATACATGTGGAGTGGTAACACTTACCTCCTTCCACTTAACAACTTCATCGTCAGAGTTTATTATGTATATCTCTATGTACTTCTCTTTCTGAAGAATGTCGTACACTTTGAAGTTGTCATTAATAATCCTACTGCCCACTATGTAGTTCATAGAGGACTCTTTTAAATTGCTTCCTATGGATATCTTTCTTATTACCATGTTGATACTGCAACTCTTCTCCAAGTATCATTTTCAATACATATATATAGATGAGTTGCATCTGCTGCTAACATTCCTTTGTCTCCAGAACTTGTGGGTGTTAAAGGAACATCGTCTAGTATTGACATCCATTGAGGTCTTCCTGTTGTTGGGCTTACACCTAGAAATAAACCTTTTGTTCCTGTACTATCTCCTTCATCCGTTATTGTTCCTCCTAACTTTAGATCTCCTCCTACCGCTATCTGCAAGTGATCAATAGAAGATGGGTCTAAAGCTCCTGATGCTATTGTAAAAGAAACGGTAGAGCTATCTCCTGCCTCTAATACGGATTGCAATGTGTTTAGTCCTGTTAATGAGGATATAGGGAACTGAACCGTTTTATTCATGTCATTAGCGTCTGTTCCAATGACGAAGTCTCCAGATTCTGGTGTAGCTGAAGGGTATGAACTTATTTTAGCCATGTCTTATTTCTTTCTTTTTATCTCCCCAGTAGATGAGTCTATGGTTATGTCTGATCCATTTCCATATTTAGTAGAAAGCATTTTGTTTACTTCCATATACTCCTCTTCTATCTTAGAGATTCGATTAATCTCTATAGCTTTAGCTATTTCTAGGTCAGCTATTTTTAGTTTAGATTCCTTATGTCGACTATGGATGTCGACTAATGATTTTAATTCTGATTCAGTTATCTTTTCCATTTTGCTAATATACGAATTTTTTTTATTCGTCTTCTTTATTCGACTCTTCTTCTTTTCGAAGTGAATCTAAAGTCTCCCTTTTTATTTTGGTATCTATTCTTATGTTGACTATTTTATATACCAAGAAAATAAAACCTGCTATACCTGTTAATGTGGTTACTAGTGGATTTACATGTGTGATGTCTAGTGAGTCTGCTAGCTGAAGTATGATAGATGTTCCTGCTGTGGCATATCCCCCAGCTTCGAAAAAATTGTCCATTGTTTATGTTTTGGGTTTGTTAAAAATTTTTGATATAAACCTCTTAAACAGTCTCCATAGTCTAGCGAAAATATTCGGTCTGTTCATTGGAATAAAGCTCCTATCTTCATTGTCAACCACTTCAGGTCTAGGAGATGTTATTACGGGTATTCTTCCGTAAGAAGGTTTCTTGTAATTCTTTGTAATGATCTCACCATTTTCATCGTACATGATGATGTCATCATAATCTACTTCAATGTATTCAATTTTTCCTATCGCATCTATTATTTCTGGATGCGTATTAATAGTGTTGACATCAACGAAAAATTCACCGTGAATAGTTAGGCCGTAGTTAAAACTATCTACCCCATTTATAATTCCGTAATTTTCAGTTGCAATATCGGCAGGAATCTTTATGTATTTCTGAACTAGTCCCATTATCTTCCTAATAAAATTCTTAAATCGTTTGCTACAGAATATAGGTTAGAAGCTTGTGAATCAGATAAACCGTCCCCTAGTGTTCCATGAGTAAAATCTCCAGCACTTCTATTTATTATTGACCCACCATTGGACCACGCATTAAATACTGAATTTGTTGTTACGTCTCCACCAGTTGCTAATCCTACAGATAGTAATGTTGACCCATTTTGATATATTCTACGGTCTCCTACTGCACCGTTTCCTATAATTCTACCTATAAACATTTCGTTTGGAGATGTGACTGAGGTGTTTGTTGCTACACCTATCAATGCCCCACCCATCGTTGTGGACGAGGTTACCCTGTTCCATAATGATACGGCTGCGTTATCTCTGGATCCAAAGGTAGCGGTATTATTGGTTACATTCTTGATCCAGTAACTCCAATGTGCGTCATACCTACTGGCAGCAAAAACGCTGTGGCTGGTGTTTGAATCTACGTGCTGAGTTGTCCCGTTAGTCCTAACCCCATAAGATCCATGGGTTGGAGAGCCGGTATACGTTAGCTGCGATGCTAATGTCACAGCGCATACAGCGTGAGTAGCTGCTGTACCGCCTATAACTGGAAACCAATGAGTTAGCTTAGAATATGTTCCGTCACTTTTTGCGTCAACAAAAGCTGTGTTTATACCCTCCTTTAATTCATCGAGCGTAATGCTGTAAAGTCCAGACGCATTTATATCTCCACCGTTAACAGTCTTTAAGGTGTCGTAATATGCTTCAGCGTCTGGATCAGTGAACACGAATCCACCTTCCTCTGCTAAAAAATTACCTATCTGGTTAGCTATGGAGAGTCCCCCCATCTTACCAGATAGCTAAGATATTTGTAACAGACGTACCTGTTGCTTTTACCCTTGTTACAGCTATAGGTAAAAACGTACCGGCCTTTATCCCTACGAACGTAACCTCGTCTCCACCTTCCATAATGACAGCGATGTCACCATTAGCTCCAGCATACAGTGCTGCTGGTTGAGTAGCGTTAGTTGCTCCTGCTGGATTTGGAATGTTGTCTGTGTCGCTTGGAGTGACAGCTTGCGCTCTTCGCCCTTGTAATATATAGTTCATGTTTTATGTTTTTTTACAAAGTTAATATTTTTATAGGTAATTATTTTCAATTAATAAAAGTTCAAATTCAACCGCTATTGATACCGTACCGCCACTTGTGTAGTTTGCAAGAAATCCAATTATTTCACGCATAATTATATTTTTTGTAAAATTCCTGAAAATCTTAATGAAACTAAAGTGTTTGCATGGTCTGATGTTGCTTCAAAATATAATACACTATCTTCACTAATAATAAAAGGTTGTGATGGTGTTAATTGCAATTCGCTTGACTGACCATCACCTGTGGATGTAGTAAATATTTGTTGCCTGACATTTGTTGACCGGTTATAAACATAACCAAAAACCTGAATAAATGGTGTTGCACCTTGTCTTGAAGAATTTATTTCTAACCAATCTGATAAAAATTTATGCCCTGATTGAACATGAAAAATTGATTGCTGTGTTATACCTTTCATTGATGGTATTTGCGCCTGTGTTCCAAAAACAGCTGATGTGTCAGAAATTGTTATATCACCTTGATTATAGTTAGAATTTCCAACTGATGCAACATACGCCCTATTTATACCTAACCAAGTGTTTGATGTGGTTACAGGTGTTTGACCATTCATTGTTACGGTTTCTTCTTGGTAATCTCCGTTTGAATCAATCCCAACCAACACAATTGTTCTTGCTGCTTGACCCCCTGACCTATCATTATTTGATGTTGAAACAACATTTAATGTGTCAGCTGTTGTCATTATATTAAACGTTCCACCAAATGATGCGACAACTTCAGCCACCCCATTTATATCTGCATTATAACCAAATTTATTCCACGTTGAACTACCGTAAACATTGCCCATTGCAACTTCATAACGATATTCTTTGGTCGTATCTTCTCTCAAATCAATCATAATTCTACTATTTTGAAAGTTACATTTCCATTAGAGGAGTTTGCTGTATAAGCAACCCGTATGTATTTAGGGTAGAACTCGTTGTCGAAAAAGCTTTCCGGCAATGAAACGTTAGACTGACTTTTGTATGTATACCATGTTGAGTTATCTCCAGAAAATTCAATTGTAGCAGTTGGGGCACCAGATGTGTGATCACTATCTAAATATAGTATGAATTCAGAATTGGGAAACTCTAACCCATCTGTATTAAAATCAGAAGCCCCAGAGAAACCATCGATTGGTTGAGACGAGGTTTCTAAGGTGATACTGTTTCCAGTATCTGGATTCAATGGTGCTGATCCACTGGCATCTTGCTCAAAGCCAAGGTTTGTATTACAGAACTCTCTAAATGATTCAGCTGTAAATGCAACAAGATTCTCGTCTACAATGTCAGACAAAGGCACCTCTAGTATTGCGTTATCATTACCCTCTAATGGTAAGTAAGATATCTTTGCTATAGGGGTTGACAAGTTCAGTTTATTGTTCACATAGTATACTCTAGATTTAGGCACATCAAGAATATTATTCCCTGATACCGTATCTTCTGCTCTAAGTGCGTTTGATGAGATATAGATCTTTACTGACATATATTGCAAATATAGGTTAATTTTGTTAAATTTATAACAAAAATCTAATCTAATGGCTAATAAGAAAAAAATAAAAGGCGTAGTTCAAACTTTTAAACATCACCAAAGAACAGCACCAAAGGATGACTACTTGAAATACCTAAGGCCTATCATGTACTGGGCTAAACGAAAGTATGGATTGTCTAATGCTGAACTACACATGATGTTTTTTCTCTACTCGGAAGGGCTGTTTACAAGAGGTGATTTCAATGAGTTTAATGAAATACTGAGTTGGAACAACGAGAGATTCGGAAACATGCTGAGAGACGGGTGGATAAAGAAATGGAGAACCCAAAGAAAGAATCAGCCAGCCTTATACGAACTTTCTTTTAAAGGTAAGTATGCCGTGAAAACCGTATACAATAAATTGAATGGAGAGAAGATATCCGAAAACACAAACATGTTTAAAGGTAATCAATCTTTCTCCGACAAGGTTCATAGAAACTACATCAAGAAGATTAATAAAGACCGTCCGAAACATAATTGTGGGAGACTAAAGGACAACTGATATGCTCCTGTACTGAGTTACAACTAGGTTCTCAGAATTAATCAGCGTATTGAATCCAGATGATGAGTCGTATAGAACTATGTCTCCTTCGGATACGTGTTCAGCATCTGGACCAGATGAGACTACCTCCCCTCTTTTATACCGTATAGTCTTACTCATCTCAGCAGTAAGATCTAATCCTCCTGCTACAGTTTCATTCTCGGTGATCTCACGGATCACTACATGTGTACCTATTGCTTTCATATTGTATTTTATTTTTGTTTTCTTGACATTATAAAGAAAAGGATCGTCATGACGAACAATCCTGCCATTATCCAATAAGGAATGTAGTCCTTATCTTCCTTGTAAACTATCTGTTCGTAGGGTACCTTAACCTCTCTGTACTCAATAAGAGTATCTTCAGCACATTCCCCCTCAATATAAATACTGTCATTGTTGTAGTAATGCTTCACTGTTAGTCTGTCTTTTTGAATTATAACCGTATCTGTAGTCAGTTTGAATACGCTATCAACCTGTACCTTCTCAGATATAAGTGAAACCGTATCAACGACCGTTATTGTGTCTTCTTGAATTATAGTCGGGTCTTTCTGAATAGCCTTCCTAAGATGCCAGTTTGCAGAACACGACACCATGCATATTAAGATGTAGAGAAGTATAAGCAGTTTTGCTACAACCCTCATTTTACGAACTTGTTCCATACGGTTAAACCTAAAGTTGCTGCTGTCAATGTGATCAGCGTTATGAATACGTACTCCTTTGTTTCTACTCCTATAATTGGTAGAATTGATTCGTATAGTAATGCACCAATAAATGAAGCAAATGCAGTCAATGACTTTCTTGACCATTTCCCTTCTGGGTTCTTTAATATGTCTCTAAATATTTTCATCCTCTATGAGTTCCTTTAATACCTTCGTGAATAGCTTACACTCGCTATCTTTAATTTTTTTACAGTCGGATTCGTTATCTCCGAAAAATGGCTCGATCAAAAGAGCATTAGGTATCTGTCGTTTTAAGAATCCGGAACCCCTACCGTTAGTTACAGGAATCGCTCCATGTCTCCTTCTTGTTTTTATTCCTATATGTTCCTTGACTAACTTACAGAACTTCTTAGCTAACATCTCAGTCTTCTTATTCCCTTCATAGTAAAGACATTCGCATCCGCTAGCGTCACCATCTCCATCTCCGTCAGAATCCTTGAACCCATTGAAGTGTAACTCGATAACTAAGTCGTAGTCCTTCGTTCTTATCGCCATCTTCTTCTGTCTTGAAGTGTAGCTAGTTGTGTTAGAATCATGTTCGAACACGTCTCCTAATATATTAAGGTCGTCTTCAAATGATTTGTACCAGTCCCACTCTGACTGGTTTAACCACTTGGAGAACTTACCCTTGTCTTTCTCTTTTCTTAAACCGTCTGTATGTCCTAACACAAAAGCTACTTTCATACTTCAAATATAGTTATAAATATCTACACCAGAATAAACAAAGCATGGACTTTTAAATCCATGCCTTGAACCTGTCGGGTTTTTATTTCATCATTACTTTGCTCTAGCCAACGTGACTATAGCGTTAGTACTCAGTATAGTTGTGGCTACACTTATAGAATTCTCCAATGCATTAGATGTTACCTTTAGTGGATCTATGATTCCCTCCTTAGATAAATCCGCAAACTCTCTCGTTTTTACATTGAATCCGAAAGACTTGTTGTCGTTATCAAGTATAGCTTCCTCAATATCCTCTATTACATCTGGAGCTATATGAGCGTTTCGCAACATCTGCCAAAACGGCTCTTTAATAGCTTCAGAGATTATCCTAGCAGCTATACTGTTTGGAGTCCTGTTTGTTTCTTTATCGTCTTCATACATCGCTTTTAAGAGCTTATGAACTCGAAGGAATGGTACACCTCCACCCGGAAGGTAACCCTCTTCTAGAGCTGCTCTCACAGCGTACACCGCATCCTCTATTCTATCATACAATTCCTTCTGCTCCACGTCAGAATACCCTCCAGCATAAATAACAGCCATACCTCCATCTAAGAGTGCTATTCTTTCATCGATATGATCCCTCTCTGCTTTCTTGTTTGTCAACTCCTTTTGTTTCTTTAGCTCTTCAATCCTCTGCGATATTGAACTAGTCGTGTCCTCGTTAGGGTTTTCAGGCAGAGAAATAACTGTTTCATCTCTAGAGACTTTAATTTTGGAAGCTCTACCTAAATTACCTACAGTGATGTTGGTTAAGTTATCACCTTGTTGTTCTGAGTAGAACGTGGTACCTAACACCAATGCTAGGTCGTCCATAATTTCCTTTTGCTTCCACCCGAAGCTTGGAGGTGTTATCGTACAGATCTTAACCCCATTCTTTCTGACGTTTGCAGCTAATAAGTTTTTCATAGCTGTGGTAACCTCTCCGATGATCAGTAAACTCTCGTTTGCTTTTACTACGTGAGAAAGAATTTTTTCTATGGTATGAAAGCTTTCTATGCTTTGATCAGTTAAAAGTATGTGTGGGTTTGTGAAAACACACTCATCCTTCTCATGATCGTTCACGTATACATTAGTGTCATAACCTCTCTTTAACTTTATACCATTAGTCACATCGATATAAGTCTCAGCTGAGTCAGAATTCTCCACAGTTACGAATGCATTTCTGCCAGCTTGCTTATATGACCTAGCGACTAGCCCACCAATGTAGGTGTCGTTGTTGGCTGAAATTGTCGCAACGTCTTTCATTTTCTTTACCGTCAGCTTTCTACTCATGTTTTTAAGTATGGAAAGAACTTGATCCTTGGTCTCATTCATCTCTCGGATGATCTCCGTCTTATCGTCGCCTGCAACAATGTTTTTCATTCCATGCTTTAGTAACGCCTCAGTAAGCACCACTGAAGTCGTTGTTCCGTCTCCTGATGAGGTAGCTGTTCTGGACGCAACGTCAACAACCATCTGAACCGCCAAGTTTTCAACTGGGTCATCTAGATGGATGTCTTTAGCTACGGTAACGCCATCCTTTGTAATCCTGATCCCATGTGTATGGTTTGGTGATTCAATCAGCACAGTTTGTCCAGCTGCACCCATTGTACTCTTTACTGCCTTTGCGAGTTTCTCAACTCCAGAAAGCAACTTCTGTCTGCCTTCGTCTTCGAAGACCATGTCTCTAGGTATTTGATCCATTTTATTTTATTTTTTTGTTATAAGATTCTAGCCCATAGGAATGGACGTGGTTGTGTTTAATTGCCTTGTTGATATGTTCTATCTGACTGTCGTCACATATCTTGTAGTATATCGTGTATGCCCCTACTAGTTTTGCTGCCTTGACAACTTTAGGGTCTGATAATATTTTGCGGTAACCATTTTTCTGATGTGTAAATCTAAATCTAAGTTCATTACTCATATCAAATTTCATATCGTGAGATTTTACACCGTTGAAATACTTTTCTAGATCCAACAGTTTTATCTCCCTGTCTTCCGAAATGGCCTTCTCGTTCAAGTGCTTCCTAAATATATTCCTGCACTCGTTCTGATTGTATCCAGTCAACTCAGAAAGTTCTTTAAAATTTACCGATATATCTTCGTACTTCATAATTATTTTGTTGTGACTCCGGAAGGATTCGAACCTTCGACCGTCTGCTTAGAAGGCAGATGCTCTATCCAGCTGAGCTACGGAGCCAACGCTTGTTGTGGACCTTGCAGGGATTGAACCTGCGACCCCCTGATTATGAGTCAGGTGCTCTGACCAACTGAGCTAAAGATCCAGTTACCCCGTCTGGTGGGGTCTACCTCCTTTGACTATAATGCGCTCAAAAATGTACCTGTCTCGCAATCAGGCGCGGTCACAGCGGCTGGCTTATAGTCCATGGCTTTTCTCGGAATTGAAAATCATTATGGTGACCACCTTTACTTTTTTAATTGTCGTTATAGTCCGTCTCTATTTGTTCCATGTTGCAGAAGAGCTCAACGGTAACAGCAGAAATCTGGAAGTCACAGTAGCTGATCGCTTTGTTTACCGCTTCCTTACTATCTACTGCTGAGATAAATTTCGTGATGGATTCCTCATTCTCTACGAATGGCTTGTCGCTTTGATATATGTCTACTCTGAATAAATCGTTCATTTTATTGTATTTATAACCGAGAGAGCTTTGCTCGATCGGTCGAGTTTTAAACAAAAATAATAATTATTAAACTATATAACTAGAAAAATGTAGAATTTATTACGTTAAAATTTTAACATCTATGTCGAACTGCTTGAGAACGTCTCGGATTGCTTTCGCTGATTCATACTCCTCCATCTTTATATCTTTGGCATGAGCCTTCACGAAATACTCAGGAGAGTCGATCCCTTTATCTAAAGATCTGAAAGTATTAATTGCTACCTTCTCGTACTTTTCTCTGTTCCAAGGCATCCATTACGATTTTTATGTTTATAGTTTTTCGATCTACCTCTCCATACTTCTTGTGGTATGTTATTACTGAACTGTCTCTGCCACTCAACCATCCTCCTCTAGATGCGTATGCATCCTTTGCCGATAAAGTTCTGTGTTGTTCGATTATCATTAGTATCGACTCTACCATTTTTTTATGATGAAGGTGTCCTATGTGTCCGTATAAATGTTCGCATTCTCCGAATACCTTCTTAAACTTTGAGGCAAACACAGCATCGATGTTGTTTATATTCCTCTTGTGGCCGTGGTGGTAGAATAATCCAACTTGTCCCCACTGGAAGCAGTAGTATGGATCTGGTCTAGTTTCGATGTTTATCCTAGTCTCGTTTTCATACATCGAATGGAGAACCTCTCTAAGCCAAATAGAACTCGCCATGTCATGGTTACCTTCTGCCATTATAACATGAACGTCCCTGTACTTTCTAAGAAGCATGTCGATCACCCTTCTTATAACTCTTATAGCAACACGGACCAATTTTTGGAACCGTGTGTCAGCATCAAGTAGGTGTCTGTTTTGAGGGGTTACCGCATCCATACCATCCCAATGTAGAAAGTCTCCAAGTTGTGCAAAAATTGCAGTATCTGTTTTAGGACTGTTTTCAATAGCGTACCTGAAGTACTCAACCATAACTTCCTCTCCGATACTTATATCCCAGTCCGAACCAGTTTCCTCTCCCCATGCCATCATACCAAGGTGGTAGTCGGTAAGCATGTACTGGTTTATAAGGTTCGAGTTAATGAACGGCATCGTGGGTTCCCTTGGGGTGAACTTCGGAATCTCATTCTTCATCTCCTCTACTGCACACCTAAATGCCTCAAGTCGCTTCTGAAGCTTGTAGTCGTGCTTCTTCCAAACAAGTTTTGCGTTCCCATCGGCATCCTCTAAAATAGATTCACCAGTTAGTGAAATTTCATCTGATCTAAGTTTTAAGATATCCCTGTGCTGTTTCTTACTTAAACTGTACTTTGGATTGCCGTACTTATTCCTAGGTTTCGGATTAAGACCGATAGCTATTGCTTCCTCTGGCTTTAGTCTCAGTTCTGCTTTCTTTCCCATAAGATTATATTGTTTTGTGAATATAAGTATTATTTACTAATTCCTTATTACCTCAGCATCGAAATACTTAGATAGGTTGTTAATCTCCTCCTCGAAGTCCTTGCCTTCCATGTCTCTCTTCAGCAAGAGTGTCTCTATAGTCCCGTCCACATCCCGAACAAGGAAGTAGGTTTTACTGTCTTTATTGAACGGATCTGTGTGGGCGAATATTGCGTGTCTAGGCTTGGTCATGGTCGATGTTGTTGGTTGCCTCAGAAAGTCTTGAACACATGATCCAGTCCGGTCCTGAAAATTTTGATTTCACTGGGGCGTTCCCAGCGTTAAACTCGCACTCCTGACATGACGCACTTCCAATCATAATACCCTCCTTTACTTGACATGGTTCAGCGCAGTTGTTGCCCATCCAGCCTTTAGTCTTGAAGTAGTACGGCTGAGATGGCTCGTCGATGTACATCTTGTCTACGTCAACCAGCTTGAATAATATTTCTCTATCAGAGGTGTTGTTTTTATGAATGTGAACCATGTAGTGGTCGTTGGATAGTTCTTGATATCCAAAATTATTTCCGGATAGCTTCTCCTTGATCAGATCCTTTACCTTATCTTTAGAGTCTACTATACCGATCACATCTTTGATCAGAAGCTCCTTACTCTTTTCGTTTACCTTTA